AGTGACATCTTTTCACTAGCAGCTTCAGAGGCAGCAGTTCTAAAACTTAATTTTGTTGCATTGTTTGAAGAACTAAAGTCTCCTTCAGATACAGCAGCTATTCCAGCAGCAACAAGTATTGCATCCGTACCAGTTGTTTCATCAGGAGCTTGAAAGTCTATACGACCAATAACATCATTAGCAGCTATATCTGTCTCACCTGTTTGAAGAGTTAAGACTATAGGTTTATCATCTCCAGTTGCTGTATGTTTTAAATTTAATCCTGTATCTGCAACATGAGTAACAGTTATTTCTTGGTCATCACCAAATTTAAGAACAGCACTATCTGAGTCTAGTAATACATCATCTGTAATTGTAAGGTCATTAGCTACAGTTAAGTTACCTGCAACAGCAAGTGTAGAGTTTGCAACTGTAGCATTTGGTGTTAATGTTAGATGTGTTACATAAGTACCAGCAGAATTTATGTCATTACCTAATGTTAATGTTCCACCATCTGCAATGTTTAACTTCCACTCATCTCCAGCATCATCACCTTCATCAGCCATTAATGTAATAGCTAATGCTGCACCTTCAGTAGCAGCTATCTTTAAAGAATCTGTTGTAGTTTCATCATAACTTATAGCAACATTTGAATCTGTACCAAATATTAATTGTTCATCATCAACAATCATTATATCATCAGAGAACTTAAATTGGTCCTCATCTTCCATCCATGTTAAAACACCATCAGATGTTTCTCCATCAAATGTTACTGTTATATCTGTTCCTGATGTAGCATCACCTATGGTAATAGATGTTCCTAATAATTTAGTAACATTACCACCTTCAGCGGCTGTTCCATCATGGCTATGACCTGTTGAAGCAGCAAAAGCTGTTACGAGTGCGGCAAATTCATTGTTAAAATCAGCAGCATTAATAACTTCACCATCAACAATTTCTGTGCTACTTTGCCTTGTATATGTTGCACCCATTATCTACGACCTCCATTTGTAAATTCTAATTGGTATGAAAATAAAGTAAACGGACTTAGAGCACTATTATGATCCACTTTAACAGCAATTAAAAATCCTGATCCTTCTATTGATTGTCTTTGTATTGGTGCTCCACTAGATCCATAAACAGCGGCACTATATGTAGAACTAGAACTTCCATACAAAGCTATTCCACCGGGAGAAGAAAGATCAAATGAGGCAGGTTGAGGAGTATCTTGTGCATCTCCATCAAATCTAACTCTCATATCTACATCTATTGTTCCTTCAACCGCATAATTTATGATAACTCTTTGCATTAACTTTCTAATACCAGAGTCACCAAGAGACAAATCAGGAGAACGATAAATTGCTATTACATTATCTCCATCAAAAGTATCTGTTGTACTTTCTTGTTGTCTAACATATCCGTCATAACCACCTTCTAAAATAACTTCTTTACCACTAATAAATCCAGAAGACATTGATGAAGGTTTTATACCTTTTATATCAGCAAACTCAAAACCTATACCACCTTGAGGTGTTCGTGTTAAAGAAGCTAAAATACCTCTACTGTTTCCAATAGAATCGCCATCACTAGGATAAAATAAACGATATTGACTTTTACCTCTAACAATAACAGAAGAGATACGATCTCTTGATCCAATAACCTCTGTTATTCTTGGTTGAATAGGTTTAGAAATAGTTCCTAATTCTACATCACCAATTCTCTCTGTACCTGCAATAGTTCTTAAACCATCAAGTGATAAGAATAATAAATCACCACCAAGTTCTTGAACTGAGAAACCATCGGCACAACCTAATGTTCGTGTTACTGGTAATACTTGCCAATCGGCTACACTAGAACCAACTACTTTATAAATTTTGTCTATACCAAATATAAATAAAGCATCACGAAAAACTTTTAACTCTACAACAGAAGTATCAACTCTTATAGATCCTGCACCATTAGCTGCTGAAAAGTCTGTTTCTGCAAAAGGAGCACTAAATATTATTTCTTGTGGATTACTAGACATACCAGCAAAAAACATATGATCTTTAAATACTGCTACTGAAGCCGGGTCTGCTGGTGCTCCGGTTGTACTTATTAAAGTATATGTAGTTCCATCATACGATGCTGCTTGATTAACATCATCTACCATTATAAGTTTTTCAGTATTATTAAAATTATATAAATCAAACTTATATCTACCAGCCGATGTTCGTGTTCCTATTGTAGAATATGTACTACCTGATGTTGCAAAGGTTACTACATTACCTGCGGCTGCAACAACACCATTATTAAATACTTGTAATCCTAATATTTTATTTGTACTATTAACTTGATTACTATTCCACTTACTAGTTCCACTTAATCTACGATAGCCACCTTGAATACTAGGCTCAAAATTTTGTAGTGTAACTGCTGCTCCCGGTGGTAAAGAAAAGTCATCTCTGTCAAGAATTAAACCGCCCCCTAAAGGCACAGTAACAGGAGACATTTGTGATAAATCTGGCATTTACTATCCTTGCGGTTTTAAAAATTCTTCTACAAAAACTGTTACTTCTAAATCGTTTGCTGCACCTGCTTGTGCTTTTAAAATATCACCAGTCTCAAGAACAATGTTTGCATCTTCTATTCTTAAAAAATCATCTGCTGCAATACTTTTTGTGCTTATCAATGAAAAAGTAGCACTAGCAGAAGTATCGGTGTATTTTAATGTAGCATCTACAGCGGAAGTACCATCTACATTAGTAAGAAATATTTCTCTTATAATAGCAGTAAATTTAGCTGGACAAGTATATACAGTTGTTAAGTTAGTATCGGATAAAGCAACCGATGTATTTTTAAATCTACCATCCATTAAACTGCTCGAAAATAATTTTTTTGATTTACTAGTTCTGTTCTCATTCTACGCATAATATTATCGTATTCTTGTAAAGAGGCTTGAGCAGTTGGAAGATCTGAACGAAGAACAGATACATAGTATCTTGCTCGTGCTATAACTGCGTGTTCAAATCTAGTTGGAACATCTGATGTATCTGTGTCACTAGAGAGTTGTGTAGTTGTTTTCCAATATTCATAACCTATAGTATAAGTGCTTAGATCAGGCACAGGAGATAAACCAAACTTTTGATCTTGTGTACGATAAACACAATCAGGCTGTCCTAACTTATCTATACTTGTATTTCTATCTCTTCTTTTAACAGTTTCTTGAAACTCATCATAGCTTAAATATTTAAGTTTTCTTGGATGAAAGTCTTCGGTTACTACAACATTATCTATATCTACTTGTGTATCTACTGATTGATTAAATGTTATATAAGTCGATGTTCCTGTTGCAGAGAAAGTAAAATCTACATATTTAAAATCACCAATATCATCTATACTAACAGTATTAGTAGATATTTGTGTTCCGTTAGCTGATGTTCCTATATTAAATGTTAAGTCTCCACCAGAAGGATATGTTACACCAAAAGATGCTCTATATTGTTTATTTTTTGTAGTTGTTAATTCTTGAGAAGCAATAGCAACACCACTAGATCCTGCTGTTAATCTTAACACACCAGTTCTTGAAGCTGGAGGTTGTGGACCTGTACTATTAAATGCTACTTCACCTGTACCAGTAGAACCATCTGTCCAACTTGTTATGTTACTATCAAATGTTCCATTTGCAACAAGATTTTTTGGAAACACCATGAAACTATCAAAATCTACATAACTATGATCACTAGGTAAATCATATTCTGCTATACCAGCATAAGTATCTTGTTCTTTATCACTATGTAAAAAGGGCCATTCAACTTCAGCATTGGCTATATCGTTAAGAGCACGATTTATGCTGTTTTTTGCTACTGTCTGTACTCCACGAGAACTAGACAAAGCGGTGAGTGTAGTCTCGTTAAGATCTTGGAGAACTCTATTGGTGTAGTTAAGAAAAGTTAATGTTCCCATTATTTATCCGTTTCGTTTTCTTTTAAAAAATGACACATACAAGTACAATATTTATCATCACAATTTGAACAATCACAAAAACAATTTTGATCATCACAAATAGGACATTGACAAGTAGGCAAACTCATCAACTAAACTTTCTATACTTTCTAGTTTTATCTGCAATTTTCTTCGGTTGTTTCACAGATGGTTTTCCCTGCTTTGTTCCTTTTCGCTTCGCTTTTGTCGTTGCCGCATACTCCGCAGATGATAGGGCTTTGATTGCTTTCTCTGGTAAGTATCTCTCTCCAGTTTTTCCAGATGGTTTGCCAGATTTGGTACGCCATTTTTGTTTTCCCCAAGCCTTTAAACTACGTTGTGATTTTTTTAGAGCCATTTTTTTTCTTCTTTAAAAACGTATCTTGATTTTTTTTAGCTTTTAATTTTGCAGTTTTAGACAATTCATTAAAATGAAAAAGTCTTTTACTGCTTTTAGTGTGTGTTTTACCTGAGTGTAATGTACCATCTTTCATTTTATGATACTGACCCATACCGCCAGCACCAAGCGGTTTGCCATCTTTGTAATAATGTGGAACTCCCATTGCCATTAGCTTCTGTAGCCTCCGCCTTTTGCTTTATATTGTTTAGCAAGCATTTGTGCTTTTCTTGCCGACCATTTACCAGCAGGACCACCTTTATTACCAGCCTTTATTCTACTAAAAAGATTTTTACGCATGGTTGGTTTGGTGTAATTCCCTGCTTTATTTACTGTGCTTTTAGCCATTATTTATTAACCTAATAAATTTGTTTTACCATAAGGATAGAGTCTTTCGTTTCCACCTTTTGAAACATTGCCACCATCCATCATTTTTTTCTTGCCGTACATCATACCGCCACCCATCATTTTCTTTTTCTTTGACATCATACCGCCATACATCATTTTCTTTTTACCAACAACACCTCTACCCATTAAGATGTCAGCTTGAGTAATTTTACCATCTTTGTTAAGATCAGGAAAAGATTTACCACCTTTATTCATCTTCTTGTTTTTCTTCATTCCGTACATTTGTATTTCTCCGTAACATTTTATTGGTTTGGTTTATTTTTGCTTGTTCAATCTTTTTATCTAATTCTTCAAGCTCTTTGTTATCGTTGTCAGGTAACAACTATCAACATTTCCATCGTTTACGAGCTTGCCTTAATCTACTGTTAGGATCTTTGGCAGCTTTAGGAAACTTCTTCATTTGTCCTGCGGATCTTGCACAATAACTCTTGCGTCTTTTAGCAGCCTTTGATCCGGGTTTAACTTTACCAGTAACAGCGGTTTGTAATTTACTACCGGGATTTTTTCTTCTATATGCTGCTACACCTTTTTCAGTCATGCCAGCACCTTTTTTAGTTGGGCGTTTATGCCCTCCCTTGATAGTCAAACCAGACATATCACTTTTTTTTCTTTTTTTCTTTTCCGTCATTTGTTAATGATCCTTTTGGTGCTGATGCTATTTCCATATTTACACTAAACGACCTACGTTCTCCTTCAGAATAAAACGGATATACAGTATGTAATAACTTTGAAGGAAACAAGTAAAAATCACCTACTCTTGGTTTAGCAACAAATCCTGAACTTTCCATCCAATTAGGTGATCCATTACTAAACTGTATATGTCCATGTGAAGGGTGATGATCTTTATAATCTTCTTCACATTCTTCTTCAAACTTTTCTGGTAAAGCTAAATAACCTACACAAGATATTGAACAGTTTGTATGGATGTGCATTGGATTGTACTCATTTGCGTATTGTCTAACAAACCAACCATTTATAACATTTAATTGATAATCTACATCTCTAGGTAAACTATCCTCTACCATTTTTGCACGTTCAAAACAATATTTATAATATTCAAAAATAAAACCACCAAGTTCACCTATAAATACTTTACTTATAGCATCTGTAAATCTTGTTTCTTGTTTTACTTTACCAACTAAATAATCTGAGTGATCTGGTAAATCATCATCAATATGAGAATTTAATTCTTTAACAAATTTATCTGATAATTTTTTATAGGCTATAACTGGTCCAAATGGAGTTAAAACTTCTGTATCAGCTATAGGTTTAAATATATTACCATGAACTTGCTTTTGTTTTTCTACTATGTTCATTTTAAAAACCCCATTTTGTTACTAAATAATTTTGAACTAATGCGGTCTTTATTAATAATTCTTTAAATAAAACTTGCTCTGTGTTACTCTGTAATAATTCTAAATTTATAGTTGCAATTTCTTCTAGGTTTTTTAATACAAATGATTGTTCATAAGTAATATTAGACTCAAACCAACCTATAATATTTTGTCTACGCCCACTAATAATTGGTGTTACTTTGTGTGGATAGATAATTGGAAAGATTACTATCTGACCCTTACCAATATTGTATGCTATCTCACCTGCTTCTGTTTGTAAAACAAAGTCTCCACCCTCATAGTCATCACTTAAACTTATAGTAAAACCATAATTGTATAACATTTTACTATCAGATGATTGAAAAGAATCTACATGGTAATCATAAAAATCGTTGGTGTTGTAGTTATTGTAAATTCTATTTTTTATTTTTGTAGGTGCATATATTTTTTTAATAGCTTTTTTATTTTTAAATATATTACCTATATATTCATCTATTTTTGGAGTAATTAATGTTTCTTTGTTTTCTTTTATACTGTAAACATTACTTAACTTTTGTGTATTTTTACCATCTACAAAATTTTTATTAAGTCTTGCAAGTATACTATCTGTTTCTTCATCTGTAAATAATTTATATATCATTACTTACCCCACGCTTTTTTCAAATATGATTGAACTAGTGTGGTTTGTACAAACTTTTCTTTATTTTTTTCTTTTAGATGTGCTTGTACGTCATATAAATTTTTTAAAATAAAAGATTGCTCATACGATACATTTGATGAAAACCAACCTAATATATTTTCTCTTATTCCTGATGTAACTTTATTTACACCATGCGGATATATAATTGGGAAAACTGCTGCTTCTCCAGAAGCCAACTTAAACGACATTGGTCCTACTTCTGTTTGAAGAAAAAATTCTCCACCTTCATACTTATCTGTTAAATTTATAGAGAAACCATAGTCAAAGTATACATTGTTTGATTTTGGTGTTGCTCTAAATGAATCTACATGAAGGTCATAGAAGTCATCTTTTTGATACTTATTATAAAAATTTACTGATATTCTATTTGGACAATAGACTGAATCTATAAAATCGTGATTATAAAAAATATCAATTAAATATTTTCGTACACTTTCTGGTACACCAAGTATTTCTTGATTTTGTTTTACACTATATATTTTATTTAAAGGCTGTGTAAAACTACCATCTTTGTACTTTAACTTCTTTATTGCATTTGTGCAATATTTAACATTCTCTTCTGTAAGTAATTTAATAAAAAACATTTACTATTCCTCTTTAATTTGAACTCAGCAATGAGGGAAAATATGAGGGGTTTTTAAGGAACCCCCCGAAACCTTAATATAATACTATGTACCAGTTGAAACTGTAGCAGACTCAACAGGGTTTTTAGAAACGTCAACTAAAACAACGTGAGCACGGAATCTCCATGCAGTAGTTTTAGTAGAACCACCATCAATAACTAGAAGATCTAGTGTATCAGCAGCAGTTACCATAGCTGAATCTGTACTTTGAGCACCAAAATTGACAGCAGTGGTACCATTAGAGGCAGCACCATCAACAAAAGCGTCAACATCACCACCTGTAATACCCACATCAAAAGTGATTTGTGCATTACCAGATGCTTCAAGAATTTCGATACAACCACCAACAACCATTGTGTCAGCAGGTAGATCTATTAATTGAACAATGTCGCCTTGCTCTAAGTCTGTATTGTCAACAGCATCATAAACTGGAGAAGTAATAACATAGGCTTTGGCAGCACCAGAAGGATGACCTACTGTTCCTGCACTGCTATGAGTTGCATTATATGTAGCCATAATATATACTCCCCTTAAGTGTTAAGATCAGGAACACCAGAGAGAACTCCAGTAAATCCTGTTCCGGATGGTCTAAGAACTTTTCTTCCAAAGACGTGTAAACCACGTACAATGTCAGCAAAGCTGTTTGGATCACGAACTACTTCTGTTTTAGCAATATGTGATGCAGTAGCAACTGCACTCATATGACCAAAAAGAACATTAGTTTCACCACTTGTAGATGATGGTCCAAAAGTTGCTGTAGCAGAAGAACCTGTGGAACTAACTGCAATAGCATTAGACTGATAAAGTGTGAACCCATGAACTTGTCTTGCTGTAACAGCACCATTCAAAAGAGCAGACTGATTTTCACCAGTTACACTTGAATCCATCAACTTAGCGTCAGCTTGACGAAGTATTTCAAAAAACTGAGGAGGTGCAACACACCATCTTCCTTCTTCTGGAACGTCATTTTCGTCAAGTAAACGAGCGGCTGTACTAAGGTAGTTCGCACACTCATTACCAGTATTGCATGATATAGCAGAACTAGCAGCACCTAAGTTAGTTGTATCTGTAGTTGCGTTTGAGTTAATGTTAGTTAACACGTTAAAGTCGTATTGCCTTTTAAGAGCATATGCACCAGAAGAAGTTGCCAAAGACTCAAAATTAAGATGGCTGTGTCTTTCTTCAATGTCATCCACTCTGAATGAAAAAGCATTACCTTGATCTACAGTAAGAGTAATTTCTGTATCTGTAAGATCTTGTGGATTTAAAGTTGCTCCACGTTGATAAGCAGAAACTGTGATTGTCGGTTCCTTGATTATCTTAACTGTGTCGCCAAAATTTTCTATTTCTCCAGCATAGTCGGTGTTAGTAATTGCTTCTACAACCGAAGATCTACGGAAGAACTTGAGAACTTTTTGACTAAATATGCTAGGAACGAAAGCCCCATTGACGAGGTTGTCGTAACCAGCAGCTGTACTAAAAGCCATAACCTTTCTCCTTTAAAAAGTTATCTGATTGATTATTATTGTTCTCTGATTCGACCCTCTCGATTTGCTAGATCAATTTCTTCTTCTAGCCTCACAAATTCATGCGGTTTTAATCGAGAAATCTCTTCATATGTCCAAATCTTTTTTCCTTGATTTTTATCTGTAATGTCTTGCGAAGCTGTAGTTGTTTTTACAACTTTTGCAGCATCACTAGGTTTTCTAGATTTAGACTTTGGTTTACCAATACCCTTGTCAAGTTTATAAAGGTCAATAGTCCTCACGGCCCATCTAACATCTGTGGCATTTTTAGTGACACCTTCAGCAATATTATCAGGTTGATCTTTTAACCATTCAGTAAATTCTTCACTATCTTTCAGTTCGAGAAAATCTGAGTGATGGTTTAAAAGTTCTCTCTGTGCATTTTGCCTTTCAAGCTCAAACTCTTTTTCTCGTAGAATATTCAAATGTTCTTCAACATCTTGTACTCTAGAGTCTGTTTTCATACTTGCGATAGTTTCAATAACGTCATAAACATCAGGATTTTCTTGTTTAAATTTTTCAATTTCTTCTGGTGTTTTTGGCATTACCACATTTGATTTTTTATTTGTTTGGAGTTGAGTAAGAATTTCTTCTTTTTCTTTTCTCCATGTAGATAATTTTGTATCATAATGTGATTTTAAATCATCATATCGCTTTTTGTAATCATGCTCGGTGCCTGTGGTTTTTTTTGGTAATTCTTCGTTACTAGTTTCTGTAGATCGCAATGCGTCTGCTTCTTTAGTAATTTCTTGTTTACTTTCAAAAACCCTATCTTTACCCATATATGGTGTTGGGGTAGGCGATTTCTTTTTTGGTTCCTCTATTTGTTGATTTGTTGTATCAGTCATCTTCACCTCCATGCAGGGCCACTATGTTGTGGGTAGCTACTGTTGGTATTAAAGACGGGGCCAGACGAGGAGTCTAGGTAGCCGTCAAATTCTTTATGCACTCAATCTCTTTCTTCTTGAGTGGGTTTTGTTTCTGGTATTCTTAATGATCTTTCTAAATAGTTAGCTTCTTTATTTCTTCTTGTAGGATAGTTATCCTCAAAATCTCTTAAATTATTTATTAACTTTAGCCATTCATTTCCTGCGGCTTGTTTAATAAAATTCATAGAAGTTTTTTTATCTCTTAGTAAAAAATTATGTCCATGTTGAAATCCAACTGACGTAATAACTGTTCTTTGAGCAGGTGTTAATTGTTCCCAAGAT